GGCATCCTTTCGGAGATCCAGCGCGGCATCAACACCTCGGTGATGCTGACGGAGGAGGCGGTCAAGCGGGCGGCCACCGGCAAGGCGCGCTCCGACACGACCCAGCGCACGATCGAGGAGATCACGGCGCGGGTCGAAGAAGCGACGCAGACCTTCCAGCAGATCATCGCCTCGACCAACCAGCAGCAGCTCGGCATTGAGCAGGTGATGGGCGCCTTGCAGAACATCCGCCAGGCGAGCCAGCAGACCGCCGCCGGCACCCGCGAGGTCGAGGCGGCCTCGGCCAACCTCACCGAGCTCGCAGGAGCCCTCATGGCCCTCGCCGAACGCTACCGGCATTAGGCGCCTTTCAGCGCCTGTTCTGATGCACCAGGCCGAGGAGCCCCTGGTTGCTCGGTCATCTCCAACAGGCCTTGGGCCTGCGCGATGAACAGATCAACCTGCACCACCCCTTGAACGATCGCGGCGATGAGGTTGGCGTTCGCAATATCGATATGAGGTAGCCTACTCGTTTCCCGGCTACGCAGGTCGGAGAGCAACGCCGTCATTTCATCCCGCCGTAGCCGCAGGTCCGCGAGGATCACCTCAGCCCGTGCCGCCTGCAGGCTCGTAGCTTGTCCCCCGGCCAGGAGCGCTACGGCGGCGACATCGGTCCGAGCGAGAGCCGATTGCTCAGCCCCCTTCGGGCGTAGTGGAATGATCTGTCGGCTCATAGTTCCGCATCCGCCTATCGGGAGGCTTGTAGCCCTGATGCCGGCATACACCCTGCCAACGAGAATGAGAGTCCGTCTTGTAGGCAGGCGTGATGCCTTGCCACCGGTCGCCGTGCATCAATCTCACGCCGCCTGAGCGTTCAACGTACCTAGACAGGCTGTGCGGTCACAGATGCCCTGAGGCTTGATGCAAGCTACAGGCGCCCCCCAGAAATGGTGGTAGAGTCGTAGGCGTTCGCCCTTATCGTGCTCCTGTCAGGTTTGTGACGGCAAGCCGATCATGCTGCCCGCCCTTGAGCTACCAAAATAGACATGGCGTTCTCGAGTTTGACCGCCTCGCTTGCCAACTGACGAGCAACACCTTGCAACTCGTTGGCTGCCGTTCCAGCCGTGTTCGCTGCGTTGCTGACGCCCGTTATGCTGCCAGCGACCTCTTGGGTACCCGCAGCGGCTCGGCTCACATTCCCTGCGATTTCTTGGGTTGCCGCCCGCTGCTGATCGACGGCGGCTGCCATCGTAGCGGCGACCTGATCCATCTCGCTGATCATTGTGGCGATCCGCTCGATCGCCGTGACAGCGGAAGCTGTGGCACTCTGCATCCCTGCGACCTGCGCAGAGATTTCCTCCGTTGCCTTTGCGGTCTGGCCGGCGAGGCTCTTCACCTCTGCCGCCACCACAGCAAACCCACGACCCGCCTCGCCAGCCCGTGCCGCCTCGATCGTCGCGTTAAGAGCCAAGAGGTTGGTCTGGCTGGCGATCGAGGAGATGAGCGACACGACATCGCTAATACGAGATGCGGACCCGGACAAGCCTTGGACGGTCGCGTCGGTCTGCTGTGCTGCTTGGTTGGCGGCTTGCGCGATCTCGGCGGCACGTGTGACTTGCTGTGACACCTCGCTCAACGATGCCGACAACTCCTCCGCCGCCGCCGCTACGCCATCGACGTTCTGGGAAGCCTCCTTTGACGCGCCTGTCACGGTCTTAGCAAGGCTCGCGGTCTCGGTGATGGCTTGGACAGTGAGCCCGGCACGACTGCTGACGGCGTTGGCCCCCTCAGTCACGCCGGCCACGATGTCCTGGACTTGGTTCTGGAAACCTTTGAGTTGCATGAGGGCATCATGGTGCCGCTCGTCATCGACCCGCGTGTAGGTCTCCAACAACAATTCCAGATCGAACCAAGCCAGCTGGCTAATGACGCGGGTAAGAGCCCGATGCTCGCTGATCCGCTTCAACGTTCGGGGCGTCCCGAACGCTTGCGGGATCGGTGCGGCCAGACCAAGTTCACGAACAAGGGCTCGCGACACTACAGAATGGCAGATGACGATAGCGTAAGCCGGTACCTTGTTTCTGCTGAACGCCGTTGCCAACCGCTCGATTGACTCGTCAAAGGCCGCCCCGATTTCACCAGAGGCAACCATGATCCAGTGCGCAACGCGTGCTTCATGAACCTCGGGCACTCGCAACGCCGCATCAATCTCTGGCCAACTTGCAAACGTTTCCTGCAATTCGAAGAGCAACGTAGGCATGCGGTTCCGCACGACTTCTGCCTGAGCTCTGATCAATGCAAGATCATCGGCACCCACGCCAAAAACACCGAGACTTTTCTTGCGCTTGGTGCCGATCATTGTCGTTCTAAGCTCGTAACGCAAAATCAAATTAAGTATCGTACCAAACCCAAAATATTTGATTAATTCCACCGCTGGCTCACTCAAAAGTGAAGCTACCGCACCGCCAGCATACGAAGCTGGCGGTAATCAGTCAGGTAGCAAGGTGTGCCATTGAGTGGCCTTAAGCTGTTTCGGCAGCCTCGCTCCACCCACGGACCATCGAGGCAGTCTACGAAGTGCTATCAGCCTTGGCCTTGCCACCGCGGGTCGCGGGTGTCGCGGCGAAGATCTCATCCAATGAAGTAGCCCCGAGCGATGACTTCCGCCGCATCTGACCGAGACCAAGGGAGCGCGCCAGCTCGGAACGCTGCGCCGAGTAGTTGGCGGTCGTCATCGGGTAGTCGGCCGGCAGGCCGTATTTCGTCCGGTAGGCTTCGGGAGTCAGACCCCGCAGCGTCAGGTGCCGGCGCAGCGTCTTATAGGATTTACCGTCCTCGAAGCTGATCAGCGCATCCGGCGTGACCGACTTCTTGATCTGAGCTGCGGTCGCTTTCTCAGGGCCCACGGGTTCGACCGGGGCTTCATTGCCGAGGCCAGTAAGGGCAGCATGCACCTTGGTGATCAGAGCCGCCAGTTCGCTCATCGGCACGTTGTTATTCAAGACGTAGGCGGCGACGAGTTCGGCCGTCATGTCGAGCTTGTTGTCAGACAAGCCCTGTTCCGTTTCATCCATAGCTGACCCTCAATCGCATGCAACCTACAGAAGCAGATATAATGCATATATCCCGCTAAAGTGGAAGATGGCGATCGAAAATCTGTTCAGATTTTGGTCGATCTACTCCTTTGGTGAGCCTTTCTGAACCATTGAACGCCTACGTTTCATTCATTCGATGGGCAAAGCAGCATGGACGAACCTAAATCCCCCCGGCGATCTCCGCGCCGTGAGACAATGATCATTGGGGCGCTACGCACGGATGATGGGGATGAAATCCCCTGCGTCGTGCGGGACGTTTCAAAGGAAGGGGCCAGGATCTCGGTCTCACAGAGAGAACCGCTATCGGACTGTGTCGAACTGAAGCTGCAGGGTTCTCAGCGATCAGTGCGCATGCGGGTCATGTGGCGCGACGGTCCTTTCGCCGGCTTGTCAATCCTCAATGTTAGTTAGTTCCAGAGTTCAACGCATGACAGAAGTTTCGATGCTTTATCATTTAATGCGTTATCTTCGTTCACATGCCTGCAAGGCTTGAAGGCAACCATGCCAATCTACCGCTTAGAATGCATCTTACGCTTCGATGATGGGCGGTCTGGACGAGCAGTGGACGGCCGCAACATTCAGGCAGACTCCCCTGCAGAAGCTATCGCGTTCGCCAAACTTTACAAATGCAATCACCCTGCCATGGCACTAATGGCAGCGTCGCTTTATAGCACGGGCCAAACCATAATTTGGTCATTCAGAACGGATTTATCTTCCAAATCAGGATCAACACATACGAGAAATTAACCCAATCTATATCTTTCGTACCGCGCCATCTGCTCGTCCGCCGTCAGTTCCGGGCGAGTGATGCAAGGGACACCGTTGTGGTGCCGCGACCTTCTCAAAGAAGCCACAGCGCCGGAGTGCCCTTGAGCATGGCGTCGTAGTCCGCGGCGATCTCTTTCAGCGTCCGGGTCGCGTAGTAGGCCGCCTGCTGCGGGGTGCGCTCGCACGGCTCTTCCAGGAGGGCTTCATACCGGAGCCGAGCGGCTTCGATCTCATCAGGCGTGTAGTGCCTGGGCATGGTCTCTTGGGTAGCTTCCAAGGCGGCCAGGCGCTTGCTGAGGATGGGCGGCGTCACAGGCTTACCCATTCAGTCGCGAGGATGATCGCCGGCTCTGCATTTACGAGGTAGGGGTACGCCTGAAACGCCTCGGGCATGTCCGCGATCAAGGATCGGATCGCCGCCTCGTTGCGGTCCATCCCAGCCACCGGGCCGCCGTTCCGCTGGCTTAGGAGCAGCGTGACCGCCTCGCGGTGCCGACAGTTCCACCCGATGAACGCTGCCCCCTCGGCCTGCATCGCAGCCCGCATCTCTCTGACGTGCTCGTAACCGAGCGCTCGCGCCACGCCCTCAGCTATGGACTGCTTGGGCCCGAGGCCACCAGCGTGGACAGCCAGGAGCAGCAGCAACAGTCGGATGCCAGGGTTCAATGGGTTGGCCATGGCAGGAGGCGGAACAGCTTGCCCTTCGAGCCGGGTCAGCCGCGTCATCAGGTTCGAGGTCATTAGTGCGTCTCCACGGGCTCGGCCGGAACGCCATAGGCGGTGAGGGCGCGGGCGAGGGTGCCGCTATCGTCTGCCGCGGGCCAGTCAGGGTTCTGCGCCTTCGCTCCGGCCCACTCATTCAGCGCCGCGATCATCATCTCGGAACTGCAACTGTGCGGATCAGGGCAGGCGGCAGCGCCGTACCGTTGGCACAGGGCGGCGTCCGCCCGTTCGATCCGCTGGCCCCACTCATCAGGGTTCGTTTCGGCCTGGGCCTCCATGTCATCGTGATCGACATACCCGAGCGCCCGAGCGAAGCCGTCGCTGAAGGAGTCCTCCGGGTGCGGCGGTGCCGACGCGCACGGCCGAGGATAGCCGCCGAGCGCAATGGCGACGGCCCGGAGCCAAACCTGGGTCAACTTACGGGATGCCGGTCCCTGGCCGCCGCGCCCCGCCTGTCCGGCTTCCAGGCGGTTCAGACGCTCGATCAGCTTCGGGGTCATTGCACGTTCCTCGGCCGGTCCAACTGGAAGGTGAAGGCAGCGCAGGTCTTCGGCCACTGGCCGGCTGCCCCGGCCTGGGCACGCGCCTCCTCCGTCAGGATGGCAGGCGACAGGTCCCGCGGCGGCTCGCCCTCGACCATGCGGTAGGCCCCGAGGTTCATGACGAAGGCGTCGTCGCCGTCGTGGATGGCGTGGCCGCGGGCTTTCAGGAAGGCGACGATATCGCTGAGCGGCGTCCCAGGCGGAGCCTCAACCTGAAAGACGAGGTGCTTGCCGGTCACTATCGGCGCGCACCCTGCTTCCAGGCGTGTCAGCCTATCTATCGTACGCAGTGTCATCGGCGCCCTCCTTTGTTACCTGCTGCCTCTTCCAAGGCAGCAAGACGCCCGGCGAAGTCGACGGCTTCGATGGCCTTCACGTGCGCATCGACGAGCTTGGACAGTTCGGCGGCCTCGCTTGGAGTGATCTCGCCGTCGGCGACACCCTGCATCAGAGCCTTGGTCGCCTTGGTGAGGTCGGCTGCCGTCTCTATCTCAGGAAGAGTGAAGGTGATCGGCCGGTCCTTCCGAACCGGCATCAGCCGATCCATGCACATTCGCAGCGCGACCGTGTCGCCGCCCAGGGCCATCTCTATTGCCCGACGGGTCAATGCCTCGCTCTCGCCATCCAAGATGGCTTGCAGGGCCAGGGTCGAACGGTTGCGGGCACCCCTTGGGCGGCCGCTGGGATTACCGCTCCGGCCTTGCTCGAATGGCCGACCGTCACCCGGCATAGGCATCTCCTAGGCGCGAGGATGGCTGTAAAAAGCAGCGGCGAAACAGCCAAGCCCTCATCTCAACTGCTCCGGCGTAAGGTCCTTCAGCGGTAGGTCGGTCGGCCGCCCATCCTCGGTACCAACGACGACGCGGATGATGTTCAACGCCTTCGCATCGAGGTGATGCCCCCGCTCGCGGAGGAACGCTGCTGCATCACCTGCACCTAAGCCATGCGGGCCTTGGACCAGGAAGCGGCGCACCGCACTTGGCGGCTTCACGATGATTGCGGTTTCAAGACGCCCGAGACGAGTCAGGAGATTTTGCATGTCAGATCCTATCGAGAACTGGTATAACAATAGATAGGATCAAACTACAGGGGTGGCGGACCGTTGGGTGCGGACGGTGCTCAGGTCATCGGAGCGGTTACGACATGATCGTCCGGTGTCTGGCCTTACAGCGGAGGCTTCATAGGCTAGCCTCAGCACACGACAGTCTGGGCGAGAAACATGTACCCTGCTGTCGGCCGCGGCGATGATGGCAATGGCGCGCTTCGCCGGAGGCTGCCTACATCGTTGGCACCTTACCGGAGCGCGGACTATGAGCAGCGGACACGTCTACACCTTCGCCGAAATCGACGGCACGCGGCTCGCTGCAACAGCGGATCGGGATGGGGCGAACCTACCAGGCGGTCCGAGCGGTTGGCGTCGGCTCGCCACGATGGATGCCAACGAGATGGACACGATGTCGGGGATCGTCGGCTTAGGAAACGCGGCCGAGATCCTGACCGATATCAGAGAAAGAGGTCTGTTCCTGACGGCGGCGAAGGATGCCGATTGGGTGACGCCAGCGTTCACCGAGGCTGATTGACGGGTAAGGTTTGGGTCGCGGCCATCATTGTGACAGCGGGGTCCGATGCCGTCGGCATGTCAAGGAACGCCACTTTCAATCCGGCGGCGAGACCATGAAGGGCTGCGGCAGCGGCCTGCTGGCGAACCTCTCGGGCGTCGTCGCGGACCTCGATGGTGACGGCGGCCGTCATGGCGGCCTGCTGGGCGGCCTGAATGCCGGCGACGAAGGCGGCTTGCTCTCGGGGCATCATGGCTGTCTGCGCTCCAGTACTGCACGGACCTTAGCGAAAGTTTCCGGGCCGATGGTCATGCGGCGCTTCCAGGCGTTGCTTCAATCTCAGCAATCTCAAGCGCGTGCAGCACCGCGCCTGCGACCACGTCGGCGCCAGTACGGCCTTCGGTGGAATTCGGGAACACGGCGAGGTCCTCAATGCCGGTCGGGCCGGGTGCGATCACGCTGACGTGCAGCGAAGGGGCGGTGTCTGGGCCGGCCTCGGTGCGCAGCACGACGTCGAGGCCGGCGGCGGTGCCGTAGATCCAGACCGTATGCAGGGTCTCACGCTTGGCTTGGGGGAGGCCAACGACGTTACGCATGTCCGTGCACCCTCTTAATGTCGGTTCGCCGGGCAAGGTTGGCGTCCTTGCCCGCTCTAGGCCCCTTGCGGCGAAAGGCAGTGTGGACGACCGTGCGTCCATGCGCTCGACGATGCTTCCGCTTGTGCTCGCCCCCATAATCTTCCTGGCGCTCATCCAAGCTGGGGGAGCCGAGGGGGAGGTGGACATCGACGCAGCCGCTCGCGAGGCGCTGTTCAACAAGGCCGAAGCCACGGAGATCTCGGAGCGCCTGCATGCCGATCCGCGCACGGCACGGGTCATCGCGTCCTGCCCCGCCGATGTGTTCGAGCGAGAGCGCCCGGTCTGGCGTGGCCTTGCAGTTCCGCAGCGGCCCTCGGAGCGAACCTGCGCCCTCCACCCAGCCGACTGCTACGGCTTGTGCGTTCGCTGGGCGAACGGGCCAGCCTGCTTCGACCTCGCCCAAGCCTACGAGCACCACTCGCTCGATGTCCCCGATGCGTTCGACGGCCAGCGCTTTCACGCGCTCGCCTGCGCGATGGGCTACTCCGCCGGCTGTACGAACCGCGCCGCCGGTATCCGCAACGGGCACTACCACGACGATACCTTCCGCGGCGCCCCGGTTGCGGACAAGCAGTCCTGTGAGTACCGCAGCTTCCTCCTCGACTGCGATCGGCGCGGAGCATGGGGCTGCGCCATGCTGGGACAGTCCTACCGCACCGGCGAGGGGGTGGCAGCCCAGCCACAGCGGGCGCGGGCGGCGTTCGAAATGTCGTGCGAAATCAATCCGCAGTTCGCCGCTTGTGATTTCGCGAAGCGGCAACTGGAGATGATGGACCCTCCGCCCTCGGCCGAGGACGCCGGGTCGGACGCCAACTGATCGGAGCGTGCACGTGACGAGTCGAATTTTGGATAATGCGGATTTGCCACCGCTGGTCACGACAGTGATAAGGCCGTGGGTGATAGCCATCGAGACCGGCACGCTCGGAATGCGAGAGGTGGTCACCTTGGCAGCTACCAGCACCGCGAAGAGCTTGAAGCGCCGTGTCGTGGTCCTCCCACCCGTCGACATGGCGATCGACGCAGCACTGGAGGCGTCCGTCAGCTTTGCGGAAGCGCTCGACAAGCGAGAGGCAAGGACGGCCGAACCCCGTGCGGCAGCACTGGCGGCCTTAACGGCGGTGATCGAGCAGCTGCGAACGGCCGAGCCAAGTGCGGATACGCGGGCACTCGGGCTGGAGTGGTAGGCGAAGGTTTCCAACTTCATCGCATCACCTTCGCCGCCATGAAGCACGCGGATCCAGCCAAGGCGTACAGGATGGCTTTGCGGGCCAGGGGGCGGGAGACATCAACCCCATCGAACCGTCTCATGTAGGCAGCCTGCGCACGGACGGCGGCGACGGTCAGGAGTAGAAGGCCAGCGGTCATCGGGCCTTTCCCTTTGGAGCCGATGCGGGTGCCGGCGTCGGCGGCAATCCAGCGAGGTAGGCGTCGAGGTCTTCCTTCCGAACGATGGTTGCGCTTCCGATCTTGCGGGCCCCGAGCTTCCCGTCCGCGACCAGCTTATGGAACAGGGCCATGCTGATCCCGAGGATTTCGCAGACTTTCTTGGGGCGATACGCGAGAGGAGTCAGGTCTATGGCGCGCAGACCGGTAGTCGGTTGCGCTGGAGCCTCCACACGGGCGCGCTCGGCCTCGGAAAGGAAGGCGGCTTGCACCGCGATCTTGGCCTCGCGCTCGATCACGCCCCGAATGAACGACTCCGAGAACATGCTTCGCAGGGCCGCGATCGTGGCGTCCGCGACGCGGGCCGCGGTCTCGTCCACGAGCCGGTCGCGGTCAGGGGGCTTGGTCGGGATAGAGCGGCTCTTCATGCCCTGTCCTCGTTCAAGCGTTCGAAGAGTGCGGCCAACTCCTCGTCAGCAACATCCCAGGTCGCATCGCTCGGAAACGCGTAGGAGACGGACGCGCTGTCCGACCAGCGGATGATGCACCAAGCCGCGAAGCCAGCCCGTGGCGGCACCTCCCATCCTGCAATTTCGGCAGGCGTCGCTCGACGATGGCGATACTTCCGGCCCAGATTGGCCTTGAACCACTGACGATCGAGGTCGGTCGCTGGCATCGGCGGTTCCTCGTTATTGGAAATCAGTTCGGTGAGGATCATCGGCACACCTTCCGGACCGCAAAGCCGGTACCGTCGAGCAGGGCCAGGATCTCGTTGGCCTTGGCTGCGGCGAGGCTCAAGGAATGAAGGGCAGCCTAAGGGACGAATGCCGTGGCTGAACGGATCGCTTGGCAGCGGGTCAGCGTCGGTTCAGCGACTGAGGTGCAGCCTTCGAACTCGCCGGCTGGTTGAGAGCGATGCCGGGCGCTAACGAGGTTCAGGTCATGATGCGCATGAAGATGCTGGGAATAGCCGCTTTGATAGCCGCGGGGCTTGGTTCGGCGACCTCGGCGAATGCCGCTCCCTTCTCGGCTGACCAGATCCGCAGTGATGCGGTGATCGAGTTCGTGGCTGGCGGATGTGGACCCGGCTTTCATCCAAATCCGTGGGGACGCTGCCGGCCGAACGACCGCGGATACGGCTACGGTGGTGGTCCTCGTGGGTACTATGAGGGGCGGCCAGCATACGGCTACGGCGGCGGGTATGGTCGTCGCGGTGGCGACTACGAGTACGGCGGTCCCCGCCGGTTCTACGGCGGCTATTAAGGCCATCAGGGCTGGCGGTCTTTCGGCTGCCAGCTCATAAACCTGTGGTTGAAGGCAGCATGCTGGCGCGGGGTCATGGCCGCGACTTTTGGGTGTTGCCAACGGTCCGAGGGGAAACGCCTGCCCGGCGAGTGATCTCTCGATCGGTGATGCTGTGACCGAATAGGTCCAGCACGTCGCGGCGTTTGTCGGCGTTGGTTCGGTGCGGATATCCAGATTGGACGGCGCCTCGGCGGTCGTCATACCTGCTGCGTGGGCGAGCACTTTCATAGGGCCAGCAGCGGCAGCCTTCTCGCCCGGGCTATCAGTACGGTCGTGAAGCGCGCGGACCTTGGCGAAGATTTCGAGGCCAGCGGTCATCAGCCTACCCTCCGAAACTGCGCAGCGCGATCCGCCCCGTTTCCGTGGACGATCCCGATTTCGGCGAGGACTTGGGCCGGAACCTTCGTCCGCGGGTCGTCAGGCGGCTCAGTCCGCTGCTGCCAGGGCCAGTGGCCCCCTCTGGCTTTCCAGGCCTTCACCCGTTCGCGCCAGACGTCGGTCGAGATCTCGGCCGTTGGCGCTGCCTCAACGGCCTTCGCAGCGTAGTCTCGCCAGCGCTGCTGGTGCAGCCAACTGTCGGCGGTCTTCACAAACTCGGTACCAGCCTTGCCGATGCGCTCTTGCTCGGCAGCGTAGGCCTTCGTGCCAGCAATGATCTCGGCAGGCGTCGCGCCTCGTCGTCGAGCCTCCAGCCAGCGCTTCCGGGCTAGAGTGGTTGGGAAGACCGAGCTACGCTTCGGGTAGGCTGCCTTGAACTCGGCGAAGCCTTCCGGGTCCTCGTCCCCAGTGGGGACTATAGGGGTAGATTTAGCTTTAGCTTTAGCTGCTTTCGTTTTGCTTTCCGTTTCCTCCTCAATCGCAGAACCTAATGCCCCCTCCTGATCGTGTAATTCCAATGGCTTAGGCCGTCCACCTTTCCTCCCGGCGGCACGCTTCCGCTCGACTTTTTCGCTGACGAATTGATGCTCGCGAGCGACCTGTTGGTTGCTCCAATTGCCATTTTCGAGTGTCCAATTGGCCAGCACGATTGGCTTCAGAACAGCCCATCGCTTCAGGGTGGTCCCGAGCATCCGGGCGAACCGAGCGTCATCGTCGGGCAAGCAGCAGCCAGGCGAGCGCCAAGCGAAGATCTGCAGGCGGAAGTAGGCGCCAGCCTCCTCGTTCGTCATGTGGGCGGTGTCGGCGATATGCCGATCTACGCCCACCGGCATGGTGGGAAGCGAGCTCATCGGGCGGCCTCCGCCAGCACGTTGCAAGCGACATCGCAGAAGCAGGTGACCCGGATCGTCGGACCGGAGCGCTGCTTCAGGATCTCGATTTCAAGCTCGTTCTGGCAATCCGAGAGGCGGATGTCCTCCTCATCGGTCCGACCGACCTTGTGCTCCAGATAGTAGGCCTCCCGGAACAGCCCGAGCACCACGTCGGCATCCTGCTCGATCGAGCCGCTGTCCCGCAGGTCGGAGAGCAATGGGCGCTTGTCGGGGCGTTTTTCCACTTCGCGGTTGAGCTGGCACAACCCGATGACGGGGATGCCTAGCTCCTTCGCCAGTCCCTTCAGCCCGGAGGAGATCTCGGTCATTTCCTGAACCCGGTTACCCGAGTAGCGCTTGGACGGCCGGATTAGGCCAATGTGGTCGACGACAATGGCAGCCAGCGGCTTGCCCTGCCGTTCGGCCTGTAGCCGCATCTGTCGGGCGCGGGCCGCGATCTGGGCTAGCGTCAGACCGGCCTGCGGCTCGATCCAGACCGGAATACCGGCGCAGGTGCGCTGCGCTTCGATCAGCCGCTCCATTGCCTCATTTGAGAGGCTGCCCGCGTCGGCGATGGCGCGATACGAGATCACCTCCCGGGCCCGCGGATCGTAGGCGACCGCGGCCATGACGCGCTCACTGAGTTCATCCCCGTCCATCTCAAGGGAAAAGAACCCGACGGGGCCGGATTGCCGAGCTGCCGAGATCGCGACGTGCAGACCGACCGTCGTTTTGCCCATGGCCGGGCGCCCAGCGAGGATGACGAGCTGTCCTGGACGCATCCCGAGTGTCGCTGCATCAAGCCTTGGTATGCCGTACGGCACGCCACGAGGGGCGGTCCCCTGCCTGATCTGATTAGCTCGGGCGAGGACGTTGGCTGCGCTGGCACCGAGCGAGACCCGCCGGGCGTGCTCGGCGAGGGCGGCGCTGGCCACCGCGTCCAGCGCCTCGATCATGCTGCCGGCGGTCTCGGCCGGGTCATGCACGGTGCTGCCTGTCATCGCTGCAATGCCAATCTGCGCCGTCTCGAACACGGTCCGCATCCGTGCGGCCTGCGCGATCAGGCGGGCGTAGCTCGGGGCGTTGCTGACGGTGGTGGCGCCGTGCATCAAGTTGACGAGGTACTGCCCAACCGTAACGCCGCCGAGGTCGGCATCTCCCAGGACCGCCTTCATCAGCCCCAGGTCGATCGCCTCGCCGGCATCGCGACGAACGACCATCGCTGCAAAGATTTGCTGATGGACCAGGTCCGAGAAATCTTCCGGCTGGACGAAATCCCGAGCCCGGTCGATCGCATCGTTGTGGTGGAGGATGGCGCCGAGCAGCCCTTGTTCGGACTCCATGGCGTTCGGCGGAATGGCGTCGAGCGAAGCGGTGAGCGCATTCATTGCGACACCTCTCGCTCGGCGGCCTGCAAAGCCTCGATCAGCTTCGGCAGGCGGTCCAAGGCGAGGCAGAACCCAGCCTTGGTCGGGAAGGGCGCGCCCTGCTTCGGCTTCGACAGATCGTAGAGCCGGAGATCGACGAGGCGGCACCCCGCGTGGGTCACGAGACCGACGCGAAGTTCCTGGAAGTTATTTTTCCGGACGGTGGCGATCGTGCGAGGAGTACCCGTCATGGGCGGCACCGCCAATCGTCGCGAGAGGGAAATGCTAGCTCGGCCAGGGCTCCGGCCGTGGCAGGCGGGAGACCGAAGCGTCGAGCGATGAATAAGTCTTGCCGAAGGGGACGAACCGCCGTATCTCTCTGATCGCAAGCCGCCACAGCTGCATTCGAGAGCCCTGCGTTCGCCCCGCGCGTCGCGGGGTTTCTCATGTCCGGTTCCTGCTGTTGAGCGCTGGCCGGATGGCTCGGCGCGGTGATCCAGCGGGCCGCGCCCGCCGGGATGGCGGGGTCAGGCGGCGAGTGGCGCTGGCAGACCAAGCATTTCGCGGAGCTTCGCGGTTGGGACGCGGAACTGTCCTGCCACCTTGAGGGCAGGCAACGAGCCGTCTCGAACCGCCTTGTAAGCAGTGTTCCGCCCTACCCCCAGAACGCGTCCAGCCAGCACGACATCCACAGTCGGCTCCGTCAGCACCTGCATGATGTCGTCGGACATCTCTCACCTCCCATCCGTCAACAAGTGCGGTGATAACACCGCGCAAATTGATATGGACAGATTGGGCAGGGGTTGGCAAGTTATTTTTGCGGTGCTAGCACAGCACAAGTTAGGATGCTTGGAGATAGGCGATGACGGACGACGCCGCGGCAAAACGATCCAAGGGGCGCCCCCGTATCTATCCCGGCACCGAGAAGCGGCCGACGCTGACGTTTCGAGTGCGCGGGGGCCTGCATGAGCAATTGAAGGAGGCCGCAGAAAAGAACGAGAGATCTCTTAGCGAGGAAATAGAGGGGCGCGTTGCAATGTCCTTCGAGCCCAGCCGCGATGTAGAGCATCGCGAAGACGAATATGAGAGATTAGTCGACTATCTAGGCGGCAAGGACCGTATATGGTTCCTATTTATTATTAGTAATAGCTTTGGAGCAGCTTTGGATGAAATAGACCCTGATCGCCAGAATGATATCGACTGGACAAAATCATCGAAAAAAATCGATCGATTGACAGAGTTCATGCAGAGCAAGATGCAAGAAATAGTAACGCTTGCCGCCTCGCAAGACGGCCGACTAGCCAAGTCAATAGCTCGGGTCTATCAGGGGACAAGGGCTCATAGAGCTATGCGTCAGAAGCAGGTTGCAACGGAAAACAACTAGGTACTTTATGCCAATCCAACAGTCTTTGGTATATCTCGGTATTTAATCCCTCGTATGGTATATCGAATAAGCGCAAGACGTTAGCTCCCATGGGTGATATGCTGCGACCTTGTTGAATTGGATCGCAGATGTCAGTCCAGTACCCCTCGCATCTCTACATCCGTATAGACCGGTCTCTCCGGTTGGCGATCGCGGCTGCGGCCGGCACCGCAGGCAAAACCGTTTCGCATCACGCACGCGATCTGCTTCGCTCAGCCTTGAGCGATCGATGCCCAGGGCCTGCCGGCACCCCTCGTCCCCTGAACGAGCGTCCGCGCCAGGGCGCTCGGCCGACGGCAAGCCGCCCCACCTCCCGCCGTCACATGGAAGGTTGAGGTCGGCCCATGGACCCGCGCACACGCTACACCGACGAGCTAGAGATTTACGAAAGCCTTGCGGATCAGGTCCGGTCGTCGGTTATGACAGCGATGCCGGTTCGGGTGATCAAAGATGCGGACGGGCACACCGTCTCGATCCAGCCAACGGTGAAGGCAGTTTTCCGAAAGGAAGACGGGTCGTTGCAGCAGGTGGATTACCCGCCGATCACCGATGCGCCGATCCAGTTCTCGGGCGGCGGCGGCGTGACCTCGACGCACCCGATCAAGCAGGACGACGAGGGCATCGCCCTGTTCATGGCCCGCTCCATGGATGCCTGGCACCAGCAGGGCGGCACGCAGGCCCAGATCGACGCCCGCGTGGCTGACCTCTCGGATGCCGTCTACATCCCCGGCATCCGCTCCACGCCGCGCAAGCTCCCGAAGTTCAATCCCGACGCGCATGAGATGCGATCGGATGACGGGAAGCACGTCGTGTCCCTGCACCCTCAGAAGGGGGTCACGGTCTCGGTGGACGACGGGAAGCACACCCTCGCGTTCGACAAGGACACCGGCATCAGCATGAAGTCGGGCATGTCAATTGCGATGGAGTCGGCCAAGGGCTTCGCGTTCAAGGGCGACTTGAACGTCAAGGGCAAGGTGAGCCCGAGCGGCGGCCTTTTCGGCAGCGTGTTCCAAGGCATGGCCGGCGGCGCCATGGTGCTGCTCGTCGCCCTGCTCGCATCCCAGGTCCGAGCCATCCCTGAGCCGGTCCAGCGCGCGGCCTATACCTTCACTGCCCTCGTATCGAGGTGATGGAGCGATGGGGCAGCAATACCTTCGGCAGGTCTCCGTTTCGATCGATGGCGGCATCAGCTTCACCAGCGACGGCGACAACGGCCCGCGCGTCCGGTTCGACACACATCAGTTCGTCTCCTCCACGCCGGCTCACGCAAACATCTACGTCTCGAACCTGTCGAAGGACAGCTATGCGAAGCTTGCGAAGGAAAATCTGAAGGTCACGCTTTCGGCCGGCTACCGCGATGGTGGCACATCAATCATCTTCAGCGGTGAGATCCGACAGGCTCGAAACTTTCGCGAGGACATTACCGACGTGGTGACGCATATCGTTGCAACCAGTTCGGGGAATGCACGCAACTTCGCGACGCTGAACAAGACCCTTGCCGCCGGGCACACGCACGATGACCGCGTGCAGATGGCTCTCAGTGCCTTCAAATCATTCGGTGTCACGGCAGGGCATATCGACAAGCTCGGCGGCCCGAAGTTCCCGCGCGGGTTCCTTGCGTGCGGCATGGCCCACCAGATGCTCCGCGATGTCTGCCAGGCGCGCGAGGCGCAGTGGTTCAACGTGAACGGCCGCTTCCACGTCCTGAAGGCTGCAAACACGCTCCCCGGCAGCACGATCGTCCTGAATAGCTCCTCCGGCCTCATAGGGATGCCTGAGCAGACAATCGGCGGGGTCAACTTCCAATGCCTGCTCAATCCGCTCATCGTCCCCGGCTGCAAGGTCAAAATTGACGAGAGCAGCGTTGTTCGCGCGGCATTCGATCCATCGGTGGCCGGTCAGGGCAACAATTCCCTACTTCAGTCCGGCAATCTCATGGGCGTGCAGGCTGACGGCCTCTATAAGGTGCTGAAAGCCGAGCATAGCGGCGACACGCGCGGCAATCAGTATTTCACGATCGGCGTAGGCGTCGGCCTAAACGCCGACTCCCGCGAACTTCGCTCCATCGGCATCAGCGACGACTTCAACAACGACGCTCCCCCGGCGGGAGGTTGAGATGGGTGAAGTGGTCCCGCTCCGCCTCCGCCCGATAGCCGTGGAGACGGCGCCCGACGTGCCGCGCACCTACGTCGAGATAGCGCACATGTGGACCGTGGCCGCCGTCCGTGTCGTCGTTGCGACTTGTCCCGGTGAAGAACGCTCAGGCCCCTTCAGGGTGGTCCTGAGGGCCGCGGGCGTGCCGGATAGATCCGTGCTGTCGATGACGGCCGAGCCTCAGCACGAGGCCGAGTTGATGGACTGCCTCGACGCCTACTGCCACGCGATGGCGCAGACTCTGAACTACGCGTCGTCCTATCCCGCGACCCTGGTGCCGCCGCCCTCCGATCCGCCGAGAGGGGCCGCCTGATGCCGGTCGAGCGCGGCAAGGATCTCACGAAGGAACTAGAGCGCACCCTTCGCGACCTCGCGTCGATGGAGGTGGTGATCGGTATCCCGGCCGAGGCCGGCGCACATGGCGATAGCGGGCTCACGAACGCAGCGCTCGGATACATCCACGAGTACGGCGCCCCGGAAGCGAACATCCCAGCGAGACCCTTTCTGATGCCGGGGATCGAGCGCATCCGCGACAAGATCACCGACGAGCTTGCGAAGGGCGCCGCTCGCGCGGTCGAGGCTACGGTTTCAAGCGGCAACCGGACAGCCGGCAAGGCCGAGGGGGCGAAAGCCCTACAGCGTGTCGGCATCCTCGCACAGAGCAGCGTCCGCGGCGTCATCACGGATGGGATCGCCCCACCGCTCGCCGAGCGCACCGTCTACGCTCGATTGCATCGAAAGAAGAACAGGCGCTCGTCTGGACCGATGACCCCGCTCGTAGACACGGGGAAACTTCGGGAAGCCATCACGTACATTATCGGACCGAAGGAATATTAGGCATGTCGAACGACGTTCTCCGAGCCTTTATTGTTTCACTCGGCTTCAAAGTCGATGAAGCGGGAGCGAAAAAACAGCAGGAGGCTATCGGCAAGACCGAACGCGCCGTCGCCGGCCTGGAGAAGACCGAACGTGACGCGCATGCGGCGGGGGCCAGACGGGCGGCAGAGCTAACGCAGCGTGCTGAGAGCATGGCAACCGCGGCGCGGATCGCGGGCGCAGGCATCGTCGCATTCGCTGCCGGCGCCGCGCTGGCGCTGAAAGGCTTGGGGGATGCTTTGTCGAAGTCCCTCGGCGACTTCGACCGCCTCTACTACGTCGCCGGTCGAACCGGCGCGTCGGTGAATAGCATCAAGGCGCTCGGCTACGCCTTCGAGCAGACGGGTAGCTCGGCGGCCCGCGCCATCGGCGTGCTTGAGAGCTTTGCCCGCGCTCGCCGCACTAACCCTGGCACGAACGCACTGCTTAAGAACTACGGGGTGAACACGAAGGGCGATGCGTCCGACGGGCTCGGTAACGCGATCGACGCCATTTCGGCCAAGCACCCGCACTTCGCAGGTTCCCAGATCGCCGGCCTGCTAGGCATCTCGGAGGAGGACTTCGAGCATTACAGCCGATACCGGAAAGAGATCATCAAGTTCACGGCTGAGAACAAGGCGCTTAGGAAGTCGCTCGGCCTCAATGACGACGATACGGCTTCGGCAGCAAACCGCCTCGCCCGCGCCTTCGGCTCATTCCACGCCGTCATGGATGCCCTTGGCGACAAGCTCACGGCGGTCATGGCCCCGGTACTGGAACGCGTCGTCAAGGCGTTCAAGGATTGGATCGCGGCTAATCCCGAGAAGGTCGAGGCGATCATGCGCGCGATCGCCACCGCCGCCGAAGCCCTAGGGAAGGCACTTCAGAGCGTGCTTGAGTGGTTCGGAAACGAGGCGAACCAGAAACACGCGACGGACCTATTTGAAGCCATCGCCAAGACCGTTCGCGACACCGCACACGAAGTTCGGTTGCTCATCGACGCCTTCAACCGGCTGGGCAAGTTCCTAAACCCTGGCGGCGGCGATCCGGTGGGCAAGGCCGTCACAGGGTTGCTAGGCTCGCTCGGGCTTGGCGGCGGGGGCAGTGGCCTCGGTGTCGGCGCAATCGGTGGCGCGAGCTACCTCGGACAGGAGCCGGCGAACGACGCTGCGAAGCCCGGTCTGATGCGGCGCGGCTGGAACGCGGTCAAGCGTGCGGTCGGGTTGGGCGGCAGCGGCGCCGGGGCAGAGACGAACTACCCCGCCGGCTCGAAGCACCCCATCCTAGATCTCATCACACGAGCGGAAGGGACCAAGCGCGGATACGACGACTCTTTATGCGCATCAGGTCGGAGGTACGCTGACAGACAAGACGCTTGA